CTGCAAAATTCTTAAAAAAAGAAATATCAACAGCGTCATTATGTGTCAAATTATAAATAGGTTGTCCCAAACATAGATAGACGCCCATTTTATATCCCAATTCTAGATCATGTTCAATTTCTAAATAATGTGGTGTAACCTTGAATTCCTTTTGAATTTTTACTTGCAAAATATTCTTATAATTATCATCGTTTTGAATGAGTGCAACCCAATCAATATGTTGTTCAAATACGTTTTCAATAAACTTTTGTGCCATTTGAAATCCTGGTCCCGTTACAAACATATTTTGAAACCAGTTTTCATCATCCTTCACTTCCACCTTATTAAAGTCTAGGAACAATGCGCCAACAAATGATTCAAACAAACACCCAAGCTTCTTTAAGTTCGTGCGAATTTTCTTCTCTTCAGCGTGCTTAGAGAGAATAAGCCATTTATGTAAGCCCATTTCAAGTGCAATTTTACCAATGGCTTCGTTTTTAACAATGGCGATTTTCTTTTCTGTCATGAACCCTTCATCTGCTTTGGGAAACCGTCTATAAAGCAAATATTTTGTCACACATTCCAACACACCATCGCCTAAGAACTCTAGCCGCTCATTGGATTTACTACTAAGAGGCATACAATCTTGTGGTCTTTCTACAATGGTAATGTTTTGCTGCACATTTTCAAAATTAGGGCGCTTCGTATAGGAGCGATGAACAAAGGCTCTCTCATAAAGTGCCATATTGAAGACGGTTTTAGGAACTCCATATTTGGAAAGAATAAATTGAACGTCGCTCAATGTAATCTTAACATTTAGGGGATTATAAGGGTTAAATACGAGACCCTCCTCGGTTCTAACAATATCGTCGTCGTGTGATATCTTAGCGTCTGTCATCATTTGTATATTATAGTATGTAGATGACTTTATGCCTTTTATTAATAATAATAAAAAATGAAACATATTTAAAGATATGGATGGTATATTATATATACTACTATGGAAGAGTGGCGAACAATCAGCGATTTTCCAATTTATAATGTAAGCAATTTTGGTAATATCAAAAATACTGTTACTGGACAGGTGTTGAAGAATAGTGTAAAGGCTGGTTATTGCAATGTTAGTTTAACAAACGAAAACCATAAAAAAAACTTAAAGGTTCATCGTTTAGTTGCATTAGCGTTTATTGATAATCCTGAAAATAAAACAGATGTTAATCATAAAGACAAAAATAAACTAAATAATAATTTAATGAATTTAGAATGGATGACAAGAAAAGAAAACAATATACATAGATGCAAAGGTGTTAAAATTACTTGCAATAAAAACAAAGAGGTTCTAAGAATTCATCCTGATACAAATGAATTAATTGAAAAATATGATTCAATTGAGTTAGCGGGAACTTGGGCTTACAATAATGGTCATACTAAAACCATTCATAACGGGAGAAATGCTATAGGAAATTGTGTAAATGGTTTATCAAAAGTAGCGTATAAATTTAAATGGGAATATGAAAACAAAAATAATGATTTAGAAAATGAAATATGGAAGGCTGTTATTTTAGAAAATGTTGATATGGATGACAAGCAATATTTTGTTTCTAATTTAGGAAGATTTAAGAATAGTTCAGGAACAATAATGGATAATTATAAAGTCAATGAAAATGGCTACATTAGAGTTTATATTTATAATAAAACCTATGCGTTGCATAGACTAATTGCTTTAGCGTTTATTGAAAATCCGGAAAATAAAGAACAAGTGAATCATATTGATGGTATTAAGCTAAATAATTCAGTTCAAAATTTAGAATGGGTAAGTAATAAAGAGAATCAAATTCACAAATTTCAAATTGGTTTAGGAAATAATTTTACAAAAAAATTGTTCAGTATGACTTAGAAATGAATAAGATCAAAGAATTTAAATCTATAGCGGGTGCTGCAAAGGAATTAAATATAGGAAAAACAAATATAAATGGTGTATTGAAAAATAGACGCAAGACAGCAGGAGGATTTGTATTTAAATACACTGAAGATGAAAATATAGATTTTTCAAAAAAATTACAATTAATAAAAATAGAGGAAGAAATGTTGTTCAATATGATTTAGAAATGAATATAGTTAAGATACATAATTCAACAGCTTATGCGGCAAGAAATGTAAATATACACAAAAATAATATTTGGGCAGTTATTCATAATATTAAAAAAACTTCTGGAGGATTTATCTGGAAATATTTAGAAGAATAAAAAAATATTTATCAAAAATTTATTATCATAATTAGTAAAAATAAAAATATTATGGTATATTATATTAATGGTGTACAACTCTGGTTCACGCGCCGCCCGCTCACAGGCTTCTATTACAAACAGACCAACATGCGGTGGGAATAAAAAAGCAGGCACGGCCCCTCGTGTTGGTTGGTTTTTGTCTTCTCAACCTTTCTTACTAAGAGCTCCTCAAAATGTTCCTCAATACAGTTTCTGTGTTTCCACTCCAAAATGGCCAATTTCCACAACAAAACAAGTCCAACAATACGGATACAGAGCCACTTTGGGTGGTGTTTAATAGAATTTTTAGATTTGTCATTAATTTTTTATTGATATTTTTGAAAAACTATTTATTTAGCAAAATGATTTAATAAGATATTATTAAATTATTAAATAAAAGAATGATTGTTAAAATTGACATCAGAGAGACGGATCTTTTACAGCAGATTAACCAACACATAACAAATATACCCATTTTTAAATCAATTGTAGTAAAATCAGAGGTTCTTCCAATTGGTGATATAATTATTTGTGATGACAATGAAGAAAAATTAATTATAGAGAGAAAGTCTGTGTCAGATTTGTTAGCTAGTATTAAGGATGGTAGATACGAAGAACAATCCTATAGACTGAATGGTTTAAGTCATCATAATCATAATATTGTTTATTTGATTGAAGGCGATGTAAACCGTGTAAATCGTTTTAAAACAGATAATAGAATTGAAAAACTAACATTATATTCTGCAATGTTCTCTCTAAATTATTATAAGGGTTTTTCGGTTTTTAGATCATTTTCTTTAGAAGAATCTGCTACTATTATTTGCAATATGGCTTATAAATTGGAAAAAGAAGTTACATCTAGCAAAAAAGCATTTTATCAAAATTTTACTCCAAAAATTGAAATTAAAGAATCACCAATTGAAAACCAAGAAAATGAGAATCAATATTTTGAAGAAGGTGAGAATGCGTCTCAAGAAAATACTTTAGAACAAAGTGAAAAGGATTATGTTGGCGTTATAAAAAAAGTAAAGAAGGAAAACATTACACCAGACAATATTGGAGAGATAATGTTGTGTCAAATTCCAGGAATTAGCTCTGTTACAGCATTAGCCATTATTGAAAAATACAAGTCTTTGCCAAACTTAATAAAGGAACTTGAAGATAACAATGATTGTTTAAAAGACATAACATCAACAAATGCAAAAGGGCAAACTAGAAAAATAAACAAATCTAGTATAGCAAATATTGTAAAGTTTCTATTGAAAAAATAAAAATATATTATATGAATAAAGAATTAATGAACTTATTTTTATTTATAGGTATATGTTTTGTTGTATATGTGTTATTTAGAAATTTTAACTTTAGCTACAAAGAAGGTATGACATCATCAAGCTCTAGCGCACCAGCATCAAATGGCGTCGCAGGCAACGCTGCAGCTTATGGCGCTACAATAAAAGCAGCAACTATAAAACTTCAAGATACATTTTTAATTACTAAATATCGGTCAGATTATGAAACCGCAATTTTAAATTTAGATGATTTAATTAATAATCTAATGTTGCAAACTACTCTCTCTATAGATAGTAATAATCCAGATCCGATTATTAAAAAGTTGGGAGATTTGAATCAAGCAAAGGCAGCATTAAACAGTGTCATGAAATTTGTAGATGCTAGTAAATAAAATAATTACTCCTTTTTTGTGTAGTCAATTTTATATATACCAGTGATAAAATGAATCATTTGTTCTGTTGTAATAACTTGCCATCCTTTATCACTTCTAATGCCATCGTATGTTGTAGTTACATAAACAAGTAATTCATAACGATAATTTTCTGGTTCTAATAAGTTTAAATAAATGTTTGCAACCTTATATAAATAATCATTCAATGAAATTGAATTATTATCAAATATTACTTCACAAATTGGTTGCACAAAAAAGTCCCCTTCAGTTATTATTTTTTTTGAAATTTTTATTCCATACTGAATATCTCCATAATATATTCCCATAATATATTCCCATAATATATAATATATAACATATAACATAATTCTAATTTATAAACTTTTCTACATTATTTTGTTAAAAAGTGCCTGTGTTTAAATGAGAAAAGGTGTAAAATAATATAAACATTTTATTTATATTATTTATATTATTTAAATTATATTATTTGCTTTTAAGGTATGTAAATGGCAACATTATTTTCTTTATAATAACCTTTGTCAACTAACTCTTGAGTATATTCTGACCCACCCCAGTTATCATCCATTGGATTTGGGCTAACTTTTTTCGCTTTTTGTATAATATCCATAGCATCTAAAGGTGATGTTGTACCAATATAATAACTTGTTTGATCATGAGATGGATAAGAATTTGTATTATATGGAGGGTCATTTCTTGTCGCATCAACTAAAAGTGTTGGATTTGGATAAGCAGGTTCGCCCACAGGTTCAAGTCCGGCTTCCATTATTGAAGGTTGTTGTTGTGACGCTACTCCTATTGGCGCTAGAATAGATGGAGGCAAACCAGCTTGAGGATCAGATACACTTGGTCTAGCTTTATAAACACGTTTGCCTTGTGCATCGTATGTTTCCTGTAAATACAATACAGGACATCTTATTCCTTGACTTCTTTGCCAATCCAAAAACTCAGTATAATCTTCTAAATTGTCAAACTCTACTGGATTTACTCCAGGAACTTGGGCCAATTTTGAGTTATATAGATAAAATCTAGAACCTTTTTGTATAAGCAAATTAGGACATCTTTGGGTTAATGAATTATTATTAGTTAAACCTTCTGCATATTTAGGATCCGCGTTTTTTGAATAAAAGTATAAACCAATTAAAAATACCAATATAAATAAATAGGTCAACAATGTCATATATAATATAGGGATAAAAATGTTATACTTTATTTTTCAATTTATTTTATAGTTATTTTATAGTTATTTTATAGTTATTTTATAGTTATTTTCTATTTTATATAATTATAATATATAATGGTTTTCTTACATATTGATAAATTAAATGTTAGCAAAGATAGTGAAACAAATAAAAAACCTTCTATTCTTTTAGATAATATTATTCAAAATGACAAAAAGAATAAAGTTTTCGTTTTGATTCACATGGAAGGTTGCGGACCTTGTATGGCGACTCTTCCTGAATGGAAAAAAATAGAAAATGTGTTGAAAAAATTTGCAAATAGAAATGACATAGCTATTGTTGATATAGAGAGACAATCACTTCACCATGTTAAAAATATTAAAAATCCGCCAAATAGTTTTCCAACAATGAGGTATATTACGAATGGAGGCAAATTTGTAGAGACATACGAAGATAGTGATATACAAAATAAAGACCGTACAATAGATTCATTTGTTGAATGGATAAATTCAAAAACTAAAGAAGAAAAAACAAATAATAATAATGATAATAACAATAATAATAATAAATTTACAAAACAAAACAAAATAAAAACAATAAAAAAAAAACAATACTTTGGAGGCCGCAAATGGTCTTTAAAATATAAACGTAGTATTAATTGTAGAAGACCTAGAGGTTTCTCACAAAAACAACATTGTAAATATGGTCGTAAAAAATAAATAACATAAATAAAATAAAATGCAATAATAATATATGAATCAAGTTTTAATTGAAACTATATTAGGATTATTAACAGGATTATTTTTAGGTATAACAGGAGTTGCTCCTACAGGTATCATATTAATAGCACTTGATTATTTGAAAATAGGAGACTATAAAAGTAATTTAGGGTCTATTCTTTTTTTAAATTTATTTCCAATAACGTTTGGTTCAGTATTTCAATTTTACAAGTCTAAACAGATCAACTTTTCACTAGGATTTATTCTTTTATTCTCTGTTATAATAGGTAGTTTTATAGGTTCCAAGTTTGTTGCTGGTGATAAAAAGTTCACAATTTCAACAAAAATCATAAAATACACTACAGCCTATTTAAGTTTTATAACAGGAATTTTCTTTTTGTTTTCTGCATATTATGACAATTCTAACAATTAAAATTCTCTTTTGAATAACCAATAACAGCACAAGCAATTCTTTTACCCGCATTTCCTGTTTTTAGACTTTCAGTATTGCCTCCATTTCCACAATCATCCGGATCAGCATGAATAATTAAACCCCGACCTATAATATTACACTTAGTTCCTCTAAGTTTAATAACATCATCATAAAAACTATAAACGGATTCCCCTTTTGCATTTGTTCTTAAATTTCCCAAATCTCCAACATGTCTCTCTTTCATGCCTGGACAACCGTGTTTTTTTTCATAAGGATTAAAATGAGCACACGTGCTCGTACATTTATCGGTCAAATCCCCCGCTTCATGAACATGAAATCCATGAAGAGAATTCGGTTTTAACCCTCTAATACTAATATCAAGTCTTACTTGGTCTGTTTCTAAATCTTCTGTCAATCTAACTACTCCTTTAACAACGTCATCATTAAATACAGCAACTGCATATATTGGGTCGTGTTTGTTTTTTGACATAATATAATATATATAAATTCATATTTTTAATTTCATTTAAAAAATATTATTATACTACTATTATAAATGAAAGGATTTAATATATTTACAATTATTTTCCTACTTATTATATTGGTTCCTCTTTATCAAATATATAAATATGGCTTTTTTGGCTATTTTGAAAAAAAGTTTGAGAGAAGACAAAAAAGAAATCAACAAATAATAAATTCTTTTAGTTAAATATTTATTTTTTAAAATTAAATTAAATTATTTTTATTTTAAAATTGAATAAATAAAAACAAGATAAATATAAGTCACTATACTAACATAACAATGGAACACATTTTCAGAATTGTTGATTTTAACGTGTATAATGCAAAGGATACATCAACGTCGGAATCATCCGATGATGAAAAAAACACATATAAAGACAGTAATAATTTTATTATTCAAATGTTTGGTGTTGATGAAAATGGGAAAACATATTCATTAACTGCAGAGGGATTTAAACCATTCTTCTATGTGATGGTAAACGATAAATGGTCAATTCAAATGAAGGAAGAGTTTTTGGCTCATTTAAAAGATAAAATGGGCAAATATTACAGTGAATCCATTACGGAGTGTAAAATTATTAAGCGAAAAAAGTTATATGGGTTTGATGGAGGGAAAGAACATAAGTTTATATTTATTGAATTTACTAATATGTCAGCATTTAACAAGGCCAAAAATTTATGGTATACAGATTATAATAACGGTCATACATTGCTAAAAGATGGTTATAAATTTAAGGATAGTTTTACTAAACTTTATGAAGCTAATATACCTCCATTATTGCGTTTCTTTCACATTCGTGATATTAGTCCTTCCGGTTGGGTGGCTATTCCAAAAAAGAAAGTGGTTGAAAATAAAGGAGAACTTAAAAAGGTAAATTGTAACTTTGAGTTAAAAACCAATTATAAAAATATTATTTCGTAAAA